CGGGGAGGGACCGGCCGAGGTCCCGCTCAAGGCCAAATACAAGGCAGAAAAGCCCAGGGGACGGTTCCGCGCCGATTACAACGGCAACACCGGCATTAACCGGCACAAGCATGTATTGCTGCCCGCCGTGCCCGGGATCAAGCGGAAGAAGTTCCAGCGGAAATACTAGGAGGGGCCCTCGCTGCGGCGGGGGCCTTTCCATGGCTCCAGGTCGTAAATCTTGTCCGGGATGCTGATCAGGTAGATGACCGGCCTTTCCTGCCAGTCACGCAGCAGGCTCAGCCCGTTGCCGTTGTAGATAAAGCCCAGGTCGTGCACCAGGTCATACAGCGGGCCGTGGCAACTCATGCGGGGGAGCTTAGCGCGGCCGGGGCCCCGGACAGGTCAGCCGGGGCTCCGGTTACCCGCCAGATCAGGGTAGCTGCCAGGGCCCCCGCCGGCACGTGGCAGGGGCCCTGGCTCGCCGGGACGGCGAGGGGGTGGCTCAGTGCTTCTGGGCGGTGTAGCCAAGAGCCTCCATCATCTCCCCGTGGCGCAGTTGTGCCTGGCGGCGCCTGCGCTGGCCGCGCCGGATGATCCGGTAGGGGATCAGCCAGATGCCCCACAGCAGGTACCAGCAAAGGACCACGGCCCAGCTGACGGTGATGGCCAGCAGCACGCCGATGATCACCAGGGCCCGCAGCGCGGTCATCCAGCCGTCCCCGTGCGGGTAGCGTGCCAGCTTCCACCAGCGTTCTGCCGAGCCCGCCAGCGACATTGGCGCGGCGACGATCACCTGCTCACTTGGCAGCAGCTCACTCATGTTGTTCCCTCCCCTCTCTTGGAGTTACTAAGGTAGCTTATCAACATGACGGAGTGCTGGCGCCCGGTGACCGAGCCCGGCTTCGAGGAGCTGTACCAGGTCAGCGACCGGGGTCGAATTTGGAGCGTGCCCAGGCAGACCAGGACGGGCGTCCGGGGCGGGAACTACCTCACGCCTGGGGTCATGCCCAAGGGCTACCTGACAGTTGTCTTGAGCGGCCCTGGGGAACTCAGGCGGACTTGCCTGGTGCATGTGCTCGTGCTGGAGGCATTCGACCGGCGTCCCGAGGCTGGCGAGGAGTGCAGGCACCTCAACGGTAACCCGGCCGACAACCGGTGGCCCGAGAACATCTGCTGGGCTCTGCCGGTGGTGAACGCGGCCGACAAGAAGCTGCACGGCACAGACAGTGCTGGCACCCGGAACGCTATGGCTAAGCTGACTGAAGCCCAGGTGCTAGAGATTAAAGCCAGGTATGCCAGCGGCGGCGAGAGCCAGCAGGCAATCGCCGCCGCTTACGGACTTCGCCAGCCCCAGGTCTCCAAGATTGTCACCGGAAAGAGCTGGGAGCACCTCCAGTGAATGGCTCAGGAATCAGGACTTGGTGATCGTCGCAATCCCGCGGGGGTTCAAAATATTCATCGCCACCATTTCGTCGAAGACCCAGCCCTTCCAGAAGGCCTCGACGTTGTGGTTCTCCTCGACGTCCAGGCTGTAAAGGACAGGGAACACGCCGAGGAAGTTGGGCTCGGGGGTGAGGAATATCTTGGCCTGCGGCACGATGATCGACCGCTGCACCTGGAACTCGCCGAAAGACGTAATGGTCTCCCCGGCGACCACTCTGTCTTTGAAGGCCCATCCGGTCTGGTTGATGTCCCAGCGGTACATGTCGCGGAAGTCGAACGGGTTGATCAGCAGCCGGGCGGACGGCAGCTCGTGCAGGTCGGTCATCGCCACGGCCGAATACAGCGAGCCCGGGGTCAGGTAGCCCGACGCCTCGGTGATGTTGTGGTTGGGGGTCACCACGTGGTCGGGGCGGGTGGCGTAGTCGGTCACGGCCGCCTGCAGGATCACCAGGAGCCGGGCGTCTTCCTGCTTGAGGATGGCTTGCTTGGTCTCGTCCTGGGCCTGCTCGACGGCGTTGATGCGCAAATAGAAAAGGTCTTCCTTGCGGATCGCCGGGCGGGAGGCGATGCGGAAGAACCGCACCGGCACGCGCTTGCCCTCAAACGGCGTAATCCGGACTTCGCCCTCGGTGCCGGACATGATGTAGGCCTGGCCGAGGTCATCCCACACGTCGTATTCGACCGGGGTGCCGGGCGTGACCGGGTCCTCCACCAGGACATTGCGCACAATGCCCTGATAGCGCAGCTTCAGCTGGATGGGCCCGACCATTCCCACGCCGAGGCGCCGGAAGCCGTGCATCTCGTCCGAAAGGACGAGGGCCATCTTCCGGACCTTCGCCTCGCGGGTCGCCGGGACATTCCCGTTGGCTTCCCGCTTGGCGACGATCGATGCCACATAGTCGTCGCTCTTGCGCGCGGCGACCCGGGGACGCAGGCCGCCACCAGCCGGCAAGGTGGGTGCCAGCTGCCCGGCCGGTGCAGTGGTGGCCAGTTCGTACATAGCGTTCCCTTTCCTGTGGTTTGCCGAGGAACAGCCGGTGGTCAGTCGCGGCCAGTCACGCCGCTGGTGGCCAGGGCAAGCTCAGCTGCGCTGAACGGCTCCAGGCCGCCGATGGTGATCTTGGTGGGCGAGTTGACCTTCAGCAGCCGGGCGACCGGCGCCGAACCGCCTGCCACCCAGGGCACGAGCATCCCCTGGTTGGAGCCGGACAGGGAGACGCCGACGATCGCCGACCCGGATCCATCGGTGGGGTCGGTCCAGGTCTGGGCGGCGTCAAATGCCGGGGCCAGAATCTCGAATTCCGCGTCCGCCCCGAGCACCCACACGGCGAATGCGTTGATGCCCGCGTAAAGCAGCTCATCGACGCCGTCCCCGCCCACATACAAAGCGCCGAGCCCGTAAACCGGGGTCGCTGCGGCAACGGCGCTCATCGTGGCGCCGCTCATCTGCGCGCCCGTGGCACCGCACAGGGTCACCAGGTCGCCGCCCGTGCGGATGAATCCCATGCCGGGCCAAATGGGCACCGCCCGGGTCCAGTTCGGATCGAGGAAACACGCCTTCGGCGTCGCCTGGGTCCAGGCGTACAGCGGCCGGATCGTCCGCTTGATGTAGCTGTTGCTCATGTAAGTGCGGATCATGTTTCCAGCTCTCCTTCAGGGGGGCGCCTGGGCGTTCCTCTGTCTCTTTCCGGGTCAGTCAAGGAAGATGTCTTCGGCGTCAACAGGACCGCCATTGGTGCTATATGCGGGCTGCGGCGGGGCGGACATGGCCGGTGCGGCACGAGCGCCGGTAACGGGCCGACCTTGCGGCCGTGGGCGGGAACGAGGCGGCGGCTGCCGCTGGGCGACCTGAGACAGAATGCGAATTTCGTGCTCGATGTCGTGCAGGCCCAGATCGGACTGCTCGATCGCCGCGCACACTTCCAGGTCGTCCCCGGCCGCCAGGCCCGCCTGGACGCGCAGCCGGGCCAGCCGCATGGATGCCATCACCCGGGCCCCGGAAGCGTCTCCCGGCTCGCTGGGCGGCCCCTGAGGGGCTTCTGCGGCCGGATGGGAGGCGGTGGCTTGCAGGCCTTCATGCTCCCGGGCGCCGATCACCCAGGGGAACGCGGTGCCGTCGTTGCCGACCCCGCCGATGCCCGGCCCGGACGCCTTCAGCGGATCCGGGTCGATGCGCACGTCGGTCTCGATCCGCCGCTGGGGAATGCCGGGCATCGGGTTGGAGTCCCCGCCCGTGCCGACGATGGGCGCGGTCACGTCGATCAGGTTGGTCGCCGGGGGCGTCTGGTCTTCCACGCCGGGGGTGATCGGCGTGGTGGTCAGCGCGGCCGGGACATTCTCCGTGGAGCCCGGCGTGGTGCCGGGCCGCTGCGGGTCGTCCTCGGTGTGCCCGGTGCCGCGCGGCGGGGCGCCGGAATGGCCGCCCGGGGCATATCCGCCCGAGGCAAGAGCCTCTTCGGTGGTTTGCGTCGGCGGCGCAGCCGGGGGATCGGGAACCGGGGATCCGGGGTTGTTGATGTCGGCTGTCCGCCGCACCGACGCCTCATGAATGCTTTGCAGCTCGGGAGCCACGCCCGCCAGCTCGGCCATGAAACGCAGCTGCGCCTGGAGACTGTCGATCAGGTGCCCTTGGCGGATGATCGTGGCGCCCTGGGATTCGATCAGGCTCTGCTGTGCCCTGATCGCCGCAGTGTGGGCACTTCCGGCCATGACTTTTCCTCCTGCTGCCGAGTCCTGCTCCTTCCCAGGACTTGCGCCCTGGAGGATTCCTTTCCCGCACGCCGGGCACGGGCCGCCTTCTTCCGCGCCCTCATCATCGGGGCCGAATTGCGTCCCGCATTCCGGGCAAACCAGGGCCGCGCCCTCTTCTTCCTGCTCTTCCTGTTCGCCTTCAGCCATCGCTTCGGCGCCTTCCTGTTCCTCCTGTTCGCCCTGCTGCTCTAGTTCCTCCGGTGATTGCAATTCCTCTTCTTCATCCTGAGGCAATCCATCGGGGGCATTCCCCGAAGGCACCGGAACGCCATTGGGGGTCAGCTGGTCGGGGTGGAAAAGCTGGTTGTCGGCGTCGGGGAAGGAGCCCATCGCCTCATCGGCGGGGCCCTGCGGGAACTGGGACGGGTCGTTCTCCATCTCCTCGCGCATCTGCATGGCCTTGGAGGTGTCCGGATCCCGGAACAGGCTGGGCGGCGCCACGAACCCGCACACCGGGCAGCGCTGGCCGGTCCACACCGAAGACTCCCCGCACACCGGGCACTGCTCCTGGCGCAGGGTGTCCACATACGGCGGCGCGGTGATCCTGTCGTCAGCAGCCGTCTTCACTGCTTTCCTCATTCCGTAGGGGTGCGGCAGCCCGGGGGTCAGGTGCAGGTTCGGCGGTGCTTCCAGGCCGTGCTCGGTAACGTCCTCATCCCACCGATGCCAGTTCTTGCGGTACCGGGTATGGCGCCCGCTGAACTGGCCCCGCTGCTTGGCGGAGTTTTCAGCCAGCAGGCTGTCCTCGGCATAGTTTTTGCGCTGCTGGCGCACCCACAAAGTGGCCTGCAGATGCTCAGGGGTGACTTCCCGGCCCTCTTGCTGGGAGATGATTTTGGCGGCACCCACGTACATGCCGGCGACGTGGTTGTAATACCGCTCTTTCCCCGGGCCGATCGGCAGCCTTTCCTCATCGGAGACACGGTGCCCGGCTGCCGCCGAGATGGCATGCCGGTCCACCACCACCTTGGGCGTGCCCGCCTCGATATCCTCGGGGGTCTGGCGGCCGTGCTCCAGCATGTGCGCGAAGGCCTTGGTCTTCGGCCCGTTCAGCGCCTCCGAATGGTGCATGCCCGCCAGGATCCTGGCCCCGCTGGCCTGATGGGACTCCATGACGTTCAGGCCCTCGCCGGGGCCCACGGCGCGGCCTTCCCGGATCGACCGGGCGGCGTGGAACAGGTTGGCCGGCCAGTGGGTCAGCGGCGAATAGGCCGATATCATCCCGCCACCGAGCGCCGCGTCCCCGCCGCCCAGCTGCTTGGCCACGTAGTGCCCGTCCGGGTACCAGTGCTTGCCCTCGGTCTTCTCGTCATTGGTGGAGTCGTGCCAGCCGTGCAGCAGGTTGTCCACGCTCAGCGGGTGGGCGAGGAAGAACGGGTGGTCGGCGGGGGACTTGTAGACCAGCCCGGTCTTCTCCTCCAGCGGGCCATCGTCGGCCAACATCTGCGGAGCTGCGGCCAGGGCGCCTGCCGAGCGGGCCGCATCCCGGGCCTCCTGCTCGGTGAGGTACCGGCCCTGGCGGCGGGAAGCCAGGCCCTGGCGGCGGCGCCAGCGCCAGATGCGCGGCTCGTTCTGCCGGCCGTACTGCTCGTTCTCGTAGTAATGGCGGGTGCCGTGCTCCTCGCCATGCCATTGCTTCAGGTCCCGGGCCAGGTGAGTCTCGCCGTAATCAGGATGCAGCTTGTAGTCCTCCCCGGGAGCCGTGGGCAGGCCCATGATTTCCTCATGGGCAGTATCCCCGGTGGCCATGTGGTAAATCCCGAAATGGGTGCCACCGTAATGCTTGGCATACCAGCCCGACTTGCGGCCATCAGGCAGGTAATGGTGCCGCTCGTAATACGGGGCGCCGCCCTCGTCTTCGGGATCCATCTTCACCTGGCCCCGGCCGCCCTCGTACCGGGTCATCAGCTCCTGGGCGTCGTGCAGGTTACGCTCGGACTGCCGGGACTCCGGGGTGCCGCCCGGATCCATGATTTCCATGACATCGCCAAACAGTTTCTCGGCGATGCCCTTGCCAATCTCTTTGGACCGCTGGCGCTTTTCGATGTAGTCACGGGACCGCTCGGCCT